TGGAAGTCGATATTATTCAATCACGATAAGGAGTGATTAATTATGAGCGTTAAAACCCAAGGTACAGAGCTTTACTTCGTTAATAGCGCAGCGGTTCTCAAGCTGACTTGTCCAACAGGAATTACCGGACTTGGTGGCGCACGGGATCAGATTGAAACGACTTGCTTAGACAATACGGATGACAAGACGTATGCGTCAGGCTTGGGTAATCCCGGTCAAGTCTCCGTGCCTTTTGTCTTTAAGCCCACCGAGGCAAGCCAGAAAGCATTGTTTACTTTGCACGATGCGGGCACAGTCACAGAATGGTTGATCGGTTTCTCTGATGGCACAACAGCACCAACCTTGGTTTCTGGCGTATTGTCTATTGGCACAACACGCACATCAGCCAAATTTGATGGCTTCATCTCTGATGTAAATATTGATGTTGCAACCAATGAAATTGTGCGTGGCACAATGACCATTCAGCGCAGCGGCAACGTGGCTTGGACTTGGAAAGCATAATGATCTCGCAATCATTTTTTGTCAGCGGTGAAGTTCACAAACGATCAGTTACTTTGCCTAACGGCGAGGTGCATGATCTGTTTTTCAAAGAGATCCCTGCTACAGAGTTTCGGCGGTTCTCTTTAAGCGAACAATCAACGGACGAAGATGTACGCATTTCGAGTATCGGCAAATTGATCTGCGCTAGCCTTTGCAACGAAGATGGCACGCCAGCGCTGACGGTTGAACAAGCGATGAAGCTTAACGCCCCAGCGATGACCGCCATCTTTGAGCAAGTGCTTTTTGTGAACGGGCAGGGCGCTGAAAAAAAAGCCTAACGCCAGATGACAAAATCTGGCACATCATTGCATTAGCGTTAGGTGGCAGGACGATTGCTGAATGGCAGTCAACAATGTCTCAACGTGAGTTCGACGCTTGGGTTGAGTATTATGCGCTGTACCCGTTCGATGACTTTAATCGGCGGTACAAACCCGCTGCGCTAATCGCCCGTAGTATGTCTGGTGCGGATATGGTCGAATTGCTAGAATGGTTACAGCCGATTAAACAGCTCGATACCGAATACTCGGAGGCAGATATGGCTACATTTAAAGCATTCGGCATGAAGCCACCAAGGAGGGCATAATATGGCAGCGGGATTCTACGTCTACGAGCACATTCGCAAAGACTCCAATTTGCCGTTTTATGTTGGTAAAGGCAAGGGAAATCGTGCTTACGTTACGCAGCACAAAACGCAATACTGGAAAAATATAGTAGCTAAACACGGTTATGAAGTAAAAATAATAGCTAAAGATTTAGATGAGGATTTGTCTTTTATTGTGGAAGTAGAGCGCATCGACCAGTTACGCAGAATTAATTTAAATCTCGTTAACCTTACGGATGGTGGCGAGGGGATGTCTGGTTATAAATTTACAAAGGAAGCTGCTTTAAAAAGAGCTGAAAAGCTGCGAGGTCGGAAAAGACCCGACATTTCATCAAGAATGAAAGGCGTTAAAAAATCGCCTGAGCATCGAGCTAATCTCGCGTTGGCAAAAATGGGAGTCAAAGCAAGCGTTGAGGCACGACTTAAAATGTCTAACTCTAGGAAAGGCAGAGTTAGCGCAATGTTAGGCAAAAATCATTCTGTAGAAGCAAAACAAAAAATTAGCGAATCAGTAAATAAGGCTTACGCTGATGGTCTGGTTGCAGAAAAAATATCACAAAAGATTAAGTCGTTATACGAAAGCAATGATTATCGAAATAAAGTTGCGTCAGCTACAAAGTTGGCTCTATCAAATCCAGAAGTAAGAAAAAAAATGTCTGACTCGCACAAAGGGGAGAAAAATTATTTGTATGGTAAAAGACCACCACAGGAAAAAATAGATCGTCAACGTGCTACGTTACTTGCTCGTCCAAATTTAATTTGCCCTCATTGTGCTAAAAGCACTAATGAAGGAAATGCAAAACGATGGCATTTTGACCGCTGCAAGGGGAAAAACTAATGGCGGCTGGCTCGATAATTTTGGACTTGCTACTCCGCACGGGAGCGTTTTCTACTGACGTAAAACGTGCAGAAAAGCAGTTAAAAGAACTGCAAAAAACAATAACCACTTACGCCAAAGTCGCTGCTACAGCTACCACAGCGGCGGCGGCTGGATTTGCTTACATGGCGAAGCAATCAATCAACAACATGGACGCACTCGCCAAGCAAGCGCAAATGGCGGGTGTCACTGTTGAAAGCCTTTCCGGTCTTGCGTATGCCGCTGACCTAGCTGGCGTTAGTCAAGACACTCTGACCGCCAGCATGGCTCGGCTATCCAAAGGAATGTCTGAGGCAGCGCAGGGCACAGGTGAGGCGCTAAAAGGTTTTGAGGCGCTAAATATTGACGTATCCGGTTTGCGAAATACCGACGATGCGCTACTGCAAATTGCTGAACGCTTCGCGGGGTTTGAGGACGGAGCGAACAAAACAGCACTTGCGATTAGCCTGTTTGGTCGTGCTGGCGCTCAACTCATCCCGTTCCTTAATTCTGGGCGTTCTGGGATTGAGGAACTACGCCTTGAAGCGGAAAAGCTCGGTGTCGTTATTGGCACAGACACAGCGAAAGCGGCAGAAACATTTAACGATAGCTTGACCAAGTTAAACGCCATTCAGCAAGGCGTGGTCAACCGGATCGTACAGGAAATGCTGCCAACTTTGAACGCCTTCACTGAGGCTTTGTTCGATAGCTACATGAGGGCTGATGAGCTTCGCAGCGAGCTTGGCAAACTCACAACCAATAAAGTCCCTGATTGGGTACGTACCGTAGGGCTTGCCTTTGCGCTTGTGGCTGATGGTGTGGGTAACTCAGTTAAAGCGGTGATTGGCTTTGTGAAAGTGTTGGGGCTTGCTGTTGATGGCGTAGACTTAATGCTTGCTCATGCAGCAAAGCTTATGGCAATTAGTAGCGGCGCAAACGAGATTGCAGGACAACAGCTTGATGCCGCACGGACAAAATTTGATAATAGCGCCGCCGGCATTGGTGCGACATTTAACGACCTTACCAAAAACGCTTTTACGTTTACCGATGCCTTTAAAACCGCCATGACTGCGGTTGAGTTCCCAGAGTGGGATACTGGCTTTGCAAATATGCCGCCAGTTAAGCGCCCTGCGCCTAAGCTAACAGGTAACAATAGCAAAGAAGTAGACAAGCTCGCCAATATGCTTGCCGAAGCAAAAAAGCTCGGCGCAGAGTACGAGCGTGAGCGCAAACACGCACTTGAGATGCTAGTGATTCGGGATCAGCTTGTAGGCATGACCGAGAATGAGCGCAGGATTCAGGAAACGGTAAATGAGGTCTTAGACGCTACAAGCAAGGCTTTGCAAGAGATTGCAGACAAGCGTGAAGCTGCCGCAGGGCGTGGGGCGAGTGTCGAAGTGCTTGCCGAATACGATGCACAGATAGCCAAAGTCAAAGAGGTGGGTGCTGCTTATGAAATGCTGGCGCGGACGCAAGAGACTAGCGCCATTGCAGCGCAGCGTACCTTCTCGTTTGGTTGGAGTACAGCGCTCAATCAGTACGTCGAGGATGCAAGTAATTACGCACAGCAAGCGAGTGATTCGTTTACTAGTATCACAAGCAATATGAATTCTGCGATTGATAACTTCGTGCAGACGGGCAAGCTCTCGTTTAAAGACTTGGCATCATCCATCATTAAAGACCTGATCCGCATTCAGCTTCAGGCTCAGGCAAGTAAGATTTTTGGGATGATCGCAAGCGGTATCGGTAATGCGTTATCTGGTGGTTTTGGTTCAGGTAATACTTTCGGCAATCAAGACTTGGGATTAAATTTTGCCTCCGGCGGCTACACAGGCGCAGGCGGCAAGTACGAGCCAGCGGGTATCGTTCACCGTGGCGAATACGTGATTAACGCTGATGCCACAAAGCGTATCGGCAAAAGTCGCTTAGATATGCTCAACGGTTTTGCCAATGGCGGTTATGTTGGCGCTCCACCATCAAGCGGCACGATGGGCGGTAACGTCACGATCAACATCAAAAACGAGGCTGGAGGCGATGGCTATACTGCAACTGCGAATGCTCGCAAAAATGACGCTGGTTTTGATATTGACGTTCTGGTTCGCAAAGCCGTAGGCAACGACTTACGCAACAATGGACCGATGACGCAGCAAATCGGCTCGACATTCGGATTGCGTAGGATTGCAGCGGCAACATTACCAAGTTACGTCAAGATTCTTTACTCGGGCTATTCGCAGCGCAGGGAATCTGCTTTGCTGCGTACCGAAATGGAATCCGGACCACCTAAGCAAGCGAAGATTAGAAGTCGAGTGATGGTGACTCGGGCGGCAAAGCTGTACTTGAGCACCAAGGCAGATTTTCAATCTTTTGAAACATGGTTTAAAGACGATCTGGACGAGGGCGCATTGTTCTTTAACATGCCTGACCCTGTATCCGGTTCGACTATTGAGGCTCGGTTCGTGGGCGGTGGCTATACGGCTACGCCTATGAGC